ACTTTAATTTCAGGTTTATCATCTTTTTTTTCAGTTTCTTCTTCTGAAGTTCCGTGATCCGTGTACCCTAAATCAACTTCTCCAAAATTTAATTTAGGATCTTCTTTTTTATCGATATTATTAGCAGATTCTTTTACCTCAACGGTTAAATCTTCCTGCTTCACGTCATCAGTATCTATTTCGATGTCTTTCTTTGATTGTTTGACTTCTTCTTGGGCCATCATTATTTCTCCTTAGTATAAAGTAGCGATATCTTCGGGTTTTTGAATTATACCGATAATTTCATCATCATTTAAAATTCTATGCTCTCCCCATTTATTTTTAAAACGAGATCCTGCATATCGTCCATACATTACAAACTGACCAGTCTTGCACCACGGACCAAGGGGAAACTTTTCTTTGTCTCTATAGCAAAGATTTCCCATTTTAATTACTAAACCAACAACAGTAGTTGCTTGAATAGTTTCAATAGTTGTATCTGCTAAAAGAATTCCACCTTTAGTTTTTTGTGCGCCAGCGAATGGTCTGATTAGTAAACGATAACCTGTGGGTTCTGGAAGAGAACTAACGTATTCTTCTTGTTCCTCTTTGGTTTTTGGTACGATGAAATTATTTTCATCACTTGCTATGTTTTTTTCAGTCTTTGTCATTGTCATCTCTGAGCTGTTCACTCAAATCCTCCTTTAGCTGATTAAGCGAACTAATTTGTCCCCTAGAATACTGTAATTTCTCATAATTGTCTATACTCCCATAAATTACTTGATCGCTTATGTTTGTTATTTTTTTATCGATAAGTCTTTTGACCTCTCGAATAGTTTCGATATCTAATGTTGCCATAATTTAGTGGTTTATATGGGAATCAAATGAAATGCAACTATTTCTTGCCCTTGAATATCTGCGTTCCTTTTATACCATAAACGCTCGCCACGACAAGAATCCACAAATTTGTGAACCAGCTGGGAAGCTGTGAGAAATATTCGAAGAAGAGTTTTACTTTGTCCATAGAACTAGGATCATCACTTAGAACTGCCCAAGCAAGCACCAACACGGGGGCCGAGAGGATAATCAAAATGAATTCGTCCTTATAATCTGATTGTCTAGCCTCTAATAATTTACCTTGATAAGCTTCTTCACCACGAGCTTGACGTTCTGCATGCAATAATTGTGCATCAGACATTGCAATTTTTGCTTTTTGCTTGTTAGCGTAAATTTTACCGCCTGCTTGAAGTGCAAGTTTTGCTAGTGTGAACCAAGCCATAATATTTTTCTCTTCTCCTTAAACACATATAGGGTATCATTTCTTTTAAACAATTCCAACCCTTGTCCCCAGTCACTTTCCATCTAAATAAATGTTTATGATTAAGGTTTTTTGGTGTTGTTGCATAAAAAATACCGCCCCACATCACGTGAAATCGTGAAACCATGTCCACATCTGTAGTTTCAACCTTAACTTCTAATCGTTTTGGTCTTTTTTGACCACGGCTCCAGACTCCAAAGCTACCTTCGCCATCAAAAACACCTGCAAGAACCAAAATTTTGTGTTCTCTTGGTAATTTATCGTATGCTGTTTGGTTTTCCTGTAAGGATTTTAGGTAATTTTGGTTTTGGAAGTTTGATTCCTTGTGGATTTGGTCCTCTTTTGGGAGGTGGGCCAAATTTTTTACCACCACTTAGTCCTTTATTGAACCTTGTTGATTTGATCTGCTGTGATTTTACCTTGAGCATAAAGTTTTTTCCTATCTCCTTTAGTAGTTTTAGATAAATCTATTTTAACTTCATCTCTTTCATACATTTCCTCATGAGGATCTTTTTGTTTTTTTCTTTTAAATAAGTTTTTAATCCAATTCCACATTAGTTTTTCCTCTTTCTTAAATATTCGTTAAAACTTTTGTTTGATTTATTTATATCTTTTTTTAATTTATCAGTTCCTTTTTTTGAATAGATTTTTTTCATACCTTCAGAAATTTGTTTACCTATTTTACCTATAATTTCTTTTCTATTTTTTACAGCTTTTGGAACTTGCTTAGCTGCTTTTGTGATAATTGTTCTTGAAACAGGATTTAATAAAAATCCTCCAGCTAAAAGTTTTTTTGGTTTTATTTTAATATCTTTTTTATACATTAATTTCTTCTTTGCATTTCTTTCATTCTTGCAATATCAAGCTTTTCTTCTGCAACTCTAATTCTTTCTTGTTGACCGATTCTTGCTTGATCTAATTTTGCCTGTTCAATAGATGTATCAACCATGATTTCGTTTTGTTTTCTTTGTTCTTCAGTTTCAAACTCTTGAGCTTTACGCTGCATATCCATAGCTTTCAAATCTAACTCTCTTGATTTCAAAGCAACTAAAGGATCTTGTTGTTGTCCGCCTGCTTCTGCTTGTACTAATGTAGTTGTTAATTCAACAACTCTCTTAGCAACCATCGCATTGTATTGAACTGTCCACGCTTCAGGATCAACTTCTGCTAATTGAACTAATGCAGGATCTTGAGCCATTGCTTCTACAACTTCTTGATTTGCTTTTAATGAAATATGTTCTGAGATATGTGATTGTAATGATGCATACACTTGTGGATTTACTTGTACCATTCTTGATTTCATAAATGCCATGTGAGCTTGTATGTGAGCTTCATGATCTTGTGTAGCAAAAGGTTTTAAAGGTTTCATACTCATCGCATCTGTATTCTCAATCGCAGGATCTTTTGGTATTGGCTGCTCTACAGGTTTTAATAAACTATCAATAGCTTCTGTTCCTAAAGCTTCATAAACTCTTCTGTAAGCCTCTCTTACATCATGTAGTGCAGGATTACTCATTGCAATTTTTAATTGTTCGTTTGCAAGGGTTACTCTTTGTGCAACTGAAAAAGTATTTGGATCTGCAATTGGAAGTACATCTACTCTTCCATCAAAGTCCATAGATTTAACCATTTGGTCTGCTCCATAAACCTGATACGGGTAGATAGGGGGTAAATACGTAGCAAAAATTTTATGGAGCATTCTGAACTCTTGTCTCATAGAATAGTAACATCGTTTATGAATTGCACTCATAACACGTGAACCTCTTTCTAAAAGAGCAAGGGTTGATCCCACAGCTCTATTTTGTGCATCCTCTCCCACTGCCATGTCAGCAATGTTTGCAAAACGTTGACCTGCGTTCACAACGAAACCTAATAAACTGTATAAAGTTTGACTTGGTTCTTTAAAAGGTAAAATCTGAAATTGATCTCTTATGTTTCCACCAGGAGCATCGACATCTCTAAACTCACCAGGTTGGAAAGGTTGATCATCATCTCTGATTCTTATACCTCTTGATTTAAAACCAGCAGGTAAGTTTGCTAAAGTACCTGCATCTAATAATTGTCTTAAAGCTTGTGTAGCAGTTCTTGTTAAACCACCAATCATATGAACTAAACCAAATCCGTAAAAGCCTAAACCTGGTAAAAACTTGTAATGTACAAAATACTCTTTTCGTTTTAAAAGTTTATCTCCTTGTTCATAGTTTCTGTATATGCTTAATATCTGTCCTGAACCTTCATCAATAGTAACAATGTATGGAACTTTAATTTTCTTTTCATTGTCATCAGGGTTTTCAAATTTTTCTAAATTTAAATCTACATGCATTTCTAATATTTGATAATTATATGCTTGTTGATTTGGCGACTTACCCTCTAACTCATCATATTTTTTTTGGATTGATGTTTGTGAATTTGTTGAAGGTTTTATATCTACATCTCTGTAAAAACCAGATTCCATTTTCTTAAATAAATCATTCTCAGACATTCTAAGAACATGAGTAATTCTTTCACAATCTAATAAACTAGATGCATAGTATGGAACGATAATGTCTTCTGCAGGAACAAACTTTGCAACAGGTCTTTCCATGAGTTCGTCATAGTAAACCTTCTTGAAAGCTGATCCTGCTAGAGGTAGATAAAATAATAATTGATCCATCTCTGGAGTGTATTCTTCCATCTTTTCAGTAATCTGAAAGTTCATAAATTCCTTGACCCGTGAAGCTTGGTCCTCGGTTTCTGCATTTTGAACACCGACTATAGCTGTTTTAACAGGGCCAGAAGATGGTAATAATTCTTTGTAAGCTTGTGCTTGAAATTGAGTAATAGCCTCGGACAAAAGTGGATGAGTCACGCCTGACGCTCCTCTAAAAGGTTTTGATGGTTGCGTGTATTTAAAACCTAAAAGATCTAAACCTGAAGTGTATCCA